CCAACTGATCGAGGGTGACAACTTGGTCGCTGATCTGGAACTGCGAGGAAACCGCAGGGTCGATCATCGGCTTGGCCGAGGCAACGCACACCGCTTCGCGTGAGCAGGCGAAGCCGTCGAGGCCCGCAACCGCACCGCTGAAGCTGTTCGCGTAGTAAATGCCCTGGTCGAAACCGTAAGCACCGTTAGCCAAAGGAAGGAAATCCGCGTTGGTCGGGATGAGCGCCGAGTAGATCGACGGAGTAACGACCAAGCCCTTGTTGTTGGACTTGCTGATTTTGCTCCACAGCGAGGCCAGATGGCCGCTGCCCGGAGTGATCGTGGTCGTGGTGACAGTCGCCGCGCCGTAGTTCACGGTCGTGACGGGCGTAATGGCGATGCTCCAGAGCTTGTCGGCCAGAGCGTCCACGTTGATCTTGATGAGGTTCTCAAGGCGATGGCCGAGAGCGAGGTCGCTCTGGCTGATGCCGAAGAACTGAGCCACATGATCCAAGGTGACGGTGGCCTTGCCAACGGTCACATCGGAACCGGGTTCAAAATTGGTCGGGTTAACAGCTGTGGCGCTGGTTGCCGAGACGATGGGCACCTGAATGGTGTCCTTTGCTTTCTTAACTTCATTGCTGAAGTCAGTGGTGAAAAGGCGCAGAGGAGCAAGGCGGTTAGCCAAGACTGTCTGAACCTGTTGCGAGATGGTGGCGACCACCAGCCCGGAATCGAATACGTTAGCCATATCTTTGGTTGATTAGGTTGGGTTTGTTGGTTGTTGGGTTTTCCTTAGCTGGTGGCTTTGGAAAGTGAGGCGCGAGCGGCCCAAATGGCCTTCTTGTGCTCGGCGTAAAGTTTGTTGCTGGCCGCGAAGTCTTTGGCCTCGACTGCGGCCATCCACTGCGCCACGGGGTCGGACTCTTCGGACTTGGCAACCGGGGCGACTGTTGCGGCGGAAACGCCTGCGGATTTCTCCAGCGCGGCGAAAGCGTCTTTGACTTTGGCAAGCTCGGCCTCGGCAGCTTCGGCGCGGGCAATGGCTTCGGCCTTTTCGGCTTCCAGCGCGGCCAGCTTTTCGGCGGAATCGTCGGCTTTGGCTTCGGGCGCGGCCTCTTCGGCGGCAGGCTCTTCGGTGATTTCGGGCACAACGGCCTCGACGGTGACGGGCGCTTCCTCAACGGCGACTTCGACCGCAGGCGCGGCGACTTCGGTTTCGGTGGCGACGGAATTAGATTCGTCCATGCGCTTTGCAAAAGTGTCAAACCTGTGGCGCAAATCCTTGGCGCTGGCGGCGGCAGGAATGCCGTCCTCGATGGCGTCCACAAAGCCGAGCGCGGTGGCTTCCAGCGCCGTCAGCCAAGTCTCTTCGTCCATGAGTCGGCTGATCTCTTCGGCGGGCATCCCGCTCTTGCGCTGATAGCCGCGCACCAGCGTGGACTTCATGGTGTCGAGCAAGTCGGCCTGCTTGCGAAGATCGTCAGCTTCGCCAGCGGCGAGCGTCCACGGGTTGTGGATCATCAAGAGCGCGTTTTCGCTCATGTAAGTCGGCTTGCCCGACATGGCGATGTAGCTCGCCATCGAAGCCGCGAGGCCGTCGATGTGGACGGTGACGCCGCCTTCGTGGCGGTTTAGCGCGTTGGCGATGGCGCTTCCGTCAATGATCTCTCCACCGGGGGAGTTGATTCGGACGTGAACGTGCTGGCCTTTGTATTCGCGCAGTTCTGCGATAAACTCTTTTGCGCCGATGCCGAACGCACCGATTTCGTCGTAGATAGAAAGCTCAACCTCGCCGCTCTTGTCGGAAGAGTTTTTAAACGCATACCACTTCTGGGTCATGCACCCTCGCGGGTGTCAAACGTCGGCAGGCGGCACTTCGCTCGTGTCAACCGCAGGCGCGGTGATAGGAGAGCCTGGCGCGGGCGGGAATACGTCCGTGACGCTCAACCCTGCGGCCTCGCACTTTTCCTTGCGGCGAACAGCGGCAGCAATCGCCGCATCTTCTTCGGCCTCTTCGTCCAGCCCGTGCATTTCGGCAAAGCGGCGAGTGGACATTGCGCCCGTGCGGACGATCTCCAAGAGCGCCTTGGTGTCGCGGCCAAAGTCCACCGTGGCGCGGGCGGGCGGGATGAAATCCACCCTCCACCAATCGTCACGCAGCGGTAGGCGTCCCGCTTGGATCTCCGACCAGACCCAATACTTCCAGAAGCGGCGGCAAAACTGATTGATGAGCCACTCCTGCAATTCGGAGAAAAAGACCTGTGCGTCGGCCAGCACATAGCGAGTATTGGCCCCGCCGATCCCGGCCACCGACCAAAGCATTTCGGGCGAAACCCCGATGCCCCAAGAGATATCGCGGGCGAGGAAATCGAGAAACTGCTGGAAGTTGTTGCCGGGGTGTTCGTTTTTGAATTGCTGCAACTTGCTTCCGGGCGGCAACTGCACCACGCCCGATTGCGAGTAGAGCTTGTCGAGCGTCACGCTTCCCGTGGAGGCATCCTGCTTTTTAAGCGCGGCCCCCATGCCAATCTGCATGGCGTCGGGCGACTCGATGATAAAGGCGGGCTGGCTTGCCAGTTTAAACGTCTGCTTGGTGAAGCTGACGATATCGGCCATGTCGTGCAGATGCAGGGCTGCGCGGGCCAACCATGACGGGCTGCGCGTGTAGCCGATGCGGACAGGGCGGCGGAAATGCAGGATGTCATCGGCAGAGACATCGGTGAAACGCTGCGCGTCGGCGCTGCCAAGGATGCGGTATTGTGTCGGCCTGCCGTAGCGGTCAGTCCGCACGCCGTCTTGCCATTCGTCCTGCGCCAGCGGGGTTGAGGCATTGCCCACTTGCTCCGCTCCCATAAACCGAACCAAAGCGCGCCCGCTTTCGCTTTTGATGAACTGCCCGAAAAAGTCGCCGTCGATAGCAACGTGGCGGATGATGAAAGACTGCGCTTCGTAGAAATTGACCTGACCCCCTGCGTCGAAGCCGAACGCCTCGCGGCCTACCGAATCCTCAAACAGTTCTTCGGCCTGTTTGTTCCACGCATCGTCCGAGGTGCGAGCGGCGGGGATGATGCCCGTGCCGCAGACATAACGCGCCACGCCATCCACGGCGCGTGCGGCGAGGCCCACGTTGTTGTAGAGCCAGCGCGCCTTCCGCATGATGTTGACACGTGTGCCGTTGGTAAGCTCGTTGCGCGGCTCCACCGTAGGCATATAGATGAACGTCCTGCCCGGCTGATAAAGTTCGCCCGCCTCATAGGCGGCATTTTTGGCATCGGGCTTGCGTGGCCTGCCTGCTCCGGGGCGCGCTCCCCCGCGCTTTGATTTCGTTTGAATTTCCGCCACGCCTGCGGCGGTCTGTCAAATCACAGGCGCACGGGCGCTTCCGACCAATCGGCGTAAACCATGCCCGCGCTGCGGACTTTCGTGGGCTCGGCAGACGGGGCGAGGTCTTCGATCAAGTCTTCGACCAGATTCAGAATGTCGGCCTTGCTGTAACGCTTGGCCTGGCCGCTGGTGCTGCCGCCCTCAAAGCCTGTCGAGGTGATGACCACTTCGCTTTCCGCCGAGGCAAACAGCGCGGTTGCCATCGTCTGCAATTCTGAAAGCGTCTTGGTGCGCTTCAAGAATTTGCGGATGCCAGCAAGCTCGGAGGTCATGCTTGGGCGTCGGCTGTCAAAGGTTAAATTCAATCGCGCCCACCTTGCGAAGCTCGTGAATACAGGCGTAGTGAAGCCTCACCGTGTCGGCGTAGTGGTCATTAGCAACAGCCCTAAACTCTTTTCGTCCCGTCTTGCTGTTGGTGATGATTCTTTGCCCAGAGAATCCACTGAGCCATTCTTCGCCTGCGTCATTCGGGAAATGCAAGAACGGCGCTTTGCGCTTTTCAATCTTGTCTATAAACAAAGCCACCTTGCTGTAAAACTCGTTCACAGTGTAAAGCGGCATATTAGGGTAGTCTTTCAGCACCGACGCGCCAATGGTTCCCGCAGTAGCCTTGCTGCCTTTTGCTGGGAAAAAGACGCCGCCTGACAACGCGCAGACGCGATAGACGGCGCTTGCGTTAAACCCAGAGTCAATTAGCCCTTGAGATGGCGCAACTTTGTTGCCTGCTGGTGTGGTAAATATCTGTTGCGCGGCAATTTCAAGTATGTCTTCAACGGCTGTCATTGTGCCGTAGTCAATAACGTAGCCCTCGGCCCCTTGGCTCCAAGCCATCGTTGACCAATGACTGACATTTTGTCCGATGTCAGAACACATCGTCACGATAACGGGCTCAATCGGGCAAACGCTTTTTCTGTAGGAAGCATTGCGGCAAGCAAGGATGGCTTCTTCGCTTGCTCCGCTGCCTTCTTCTTCCCAACGCCTCGCGTTTCGTTTTTGCCGAAATTGTTTAAGCGCTTCTGTAGATCCGGCTTTCCGTTCTGTGTCGGCTTTAACCCATTCGACAGCGAGTGAACCCCAAGGAGTCCACCACACACATGAAGCGTCGTAATGAAATGCAATTCGTCCGGGCGCGCCTTTGCTTGTGACTAAATACCGGGAATCGCTGGCGAGCTTGCGCCTAACTCTTGTATCGTCTCGGTATTCTTTTCCGCACTTTGGACACACGAGGCGCGCAGACGTGCTGACAACATTCCAATCAATCGTTCCGTTGGCCTTTCTCGGCACATCAAATTTCACGTCCTTGAAGTCCCAGACAGTGATCGCCCCACATTCACAAGGCCAAGCAAAGTCCCTTTTTTCGCAAAGGTCTTCGGCCTCGTGGAAATCGTCTCCGTCTTCCCCTCCCTGACTGACAAGGATGCGGCGGGCATTCCAGCGGTCGTGAGTGCGGCGGCGAAACTCTTCCAGCATTCCGGGCTTCCACCTCCAAACCTCGTCACCGATTGCCCAGCGAATCGACTTTTCTTGCAGGCTAGTCAGATTGGCCCCGCCAATAAAAAGCGGCATATGCGGGAACAGGATTTCCGTTTTGCGTTTGGCATGGCGGTCGTGCGGGAAAAGCCGCCTAACAGATGGGATGGCTTCAAGCATTGGGCCAAGGCGAGATTCGGCCCATTGTTTTGCCGTTTTGTCAGTCTGTCCCGCGACCAGTGTTGGGCCGGGGTTCTCGGCAACAATCCAAGCAATCAGCGCCTCAAACAGTGTGGTTTTTCCGCTTCCAACTGGTGCCGCAATAACAATTTCGTCGTTTGAGTCTTTGGCAATTTCGGCAATGGGCTCGTTTATCCAAGGCGCGGTGCTTGCATCAAATTGCGTATTTCGCGCCGAATGAGGGATGACCACATTGCGCCCCATCCATTCCATAGCCGACAACTGTTCGCCAGGATCAAGCGCGGCTTGGATGGATTGCGTCAGCATTTTCCAGCCATGACGCGAAGGATGCGCGTCACTTCGTCCTCAAAAATTGGAACCATCTGCCCGGCGGTCAACCCCTCCAACCGTCCCGGCAATGCGCCTACCCATGCTTTTAACTGCGCCTTGATGGCCGTCCCAATGGCAATGCCCTCTTCTTCGACCTGTTCGCGCGGAATTAGTTTGGCGCGTTCTTTTTCAAGCATCAGCTTTGCAGTCGCGGCCTGTGCCACACGCAGTTCGGCGGTTGCCTGTTCTTTGCGTAGTTTGGCCGCTTGGAGCTTCGGGCCGTCAGCAATAATCTGATTGGCCTGACGCTTGCCAACGGCCCTGACCTTCTCAATTTTCTGCCTGTTAGTGGGAGGTGATTTCTTAGCCATTACTCACAAAAACACACTGAATGACGCCCAAAC